TGTTGCTAACGCTTCAAATGCAATGCCTTATCCGCTTGTACAAATCGGCAACGCATAAGGTTAATGACTATGCCTCAGACTTCTACAGTTACTAAACTTAAGCAGACTGAGACAGAAATTGCTGTCCTTCAGGTTCAGTATGGATATCTAAACGAAAAAGTTGATGGTATCAAGACTGACCTGAAGGGCTTGCAAAATAGCATTGATACTCACATGACTGAAATGAAAAAGTCATTGGATACATTCAAAGAAGATAACAAGAAACAACACAAAGAAGTCAACGACAAGATTTCTGCATTAGAAAAATGGAAATGGATGCTCATGGGCGCCGGCGTACTAGCAGGAGCAATGGGCTGGACAACTCTTTCTAAATTGATCGGTATGTGATCAAGTAAGACTATTCAACTTCTCAAGCACAATATCAATATTTACAGTAGAAAATAGTCCCGGATGCAATGGCTTCGGGTATTGACCTTCTATAACCCAGGCATAGCCATCATGTTCATCATTTAGTTTAGGGATGAATTCTTCTTCAATCTCGCAGAAGAAGGTATGATATACAAAATTATTATTGACAAACTTTTGAATTGGTATTAATTTAAGATCATCAAGCGAGAACTCCATCTCTTCCTGACATTCTCTTTCAACACCTTCTAAAAGCGTTTCGCCTTTGTCAATAGCCCCACCCGGAATACTCCAGGTGGGGCTTCTTGAATCCGATCTTAATAGATATAAGTACCTTCTTGTAGACTTGCTAAAGAAGAATACCCCGGCTGCTTGTTTTAACATAGCTGTATTTACGTTAAATCAAGCATCAAGGAAATTAATCTTCTTCCGAATCTTCGTCAGCAGGAGCTGCTGTAGCAGGCTTAGCTTCTGTCTTTGGCATGTTCGGATTGAACGAGTCGGTCTTCATGCCCATCATAGTAGCAAATGAACCAACGAACGCACCAACTACCATGTTAAATGCAGGACCTAGAATCTTAAAGATTTCTGCATTGTCAATCAAGTTGTTTGGCATGAATAGTCCTACTAACATGACTAACACAGTTGATACCATGATTGAGCCTAGTGTCATCGCCATGAGCTTGAGAACCCATAACTGCATTTTTACTTTTTCTTCTTCAATCTTCATAACTATTCTCCGATAATGTATAGTCATATATTTATATTACAATGCTATAATCACCCTGATCATACCATCCTTCATATGACTTCATCCAAAAACCTTCGTTAGGTGCATATCTATACTGCATATTAGTAGTAAGGTTGGTAACAAAATCAACTGAAGTTGATGCTTGACTATCAAATGCTACATACCACTGCATAGTATTAGCGTTATACTCAATGATATCATTTGCGTTAGCCACTAATCCACCCCATGCAACAGTAGTTGAATCATTACTGCCAATGCTCTCTACAATGAGATATCTTACACCAGGCATTGGACCTGGTAGACCCGCATTAGGTCCAGTCATTTGAGGATTTATAATGCTATTTACAGGGGCAAGAGTATTCTGCGGTAATGTATCCGGATCAATGTTGTATATGAGAAAGCGATCATCATTGGGATCAGGAACAATAGTACCCACAATATCATGATCTATGTATGGATTCTGTAGCCAAATCTGGCTGATGCCAGGTCTAATCGCCCCATATACGTTCAACAATGCAGTCCAATATAAGTTAGTGTTTGGATTATCTGGAATAGCAAGTGATTCGTTAGATGGGAAGAATGGCTCATCTGCTGGAAGTAATTGTAGTTGATTGTTTAATAATAACAATTTATAACCATATGGAGTAATCTTCTGTCTTGTGCCAAGCAACAAGTCATCGTTTTGAATGTCTTGTAATGCTTGACCCTTGAAGATTGAAGCAATAATCTTTTCAATGACCCCCATCTTCTTGAGCTTGGAACTAGTGCTGATCCAAATCGGCATGTAAAACTTCCATGTCAAAATATCTATTGGATTTGACGTACCTTGAGGAATAGTTCTACTAGAAAAAGTTATACCATCTTGGAAAACAACCGACAATGAAGTCCAGTCAACAAAGTTATCGGTACTTTGTATTTCTAATGCAGGATTAAACAATGTTGCTAATTGCTCAAATATCTCAAGTTTCTGCTGATAGTTAGTAGTCCAAAAATCTACCGTAACTCTAAGAGTATATGGTACTGGCATCAAGCGTTCAATAGTGAATGCTTGTCCCTGTGTAGTTTCATATGACTGTGTATCAGAGTTATAAGAACGTTGTCTTACATTGATCTTATCAACAAACCAGGGGTCCTGTGTTCTCTTTTGATCATACTCAAGTCCGCTGATATAATATGTGATCATGGGCGCAGATGGAAGATTGCTTGCACTGTTATTAGCAAGAATAGTGGCTGCTTGTCTGCTTTGATCCCCATACATGATTGGCACACGCATTAAAATAGGGTTGCCATTTGGGTCGTTACCTTTAGTAACAGACCAATTACTGAATATTTTTGCGAATTGAATCAGAAACCGACGGATCTGATTATCGTAGAAGAACTGTGCCAATGTAATACCTCAATGCTTATGAAATCTTTTCAATGCCGGTAATGTAGTTTCTTTCCCGCATACCTCGCACTTTACTTTAATCTTATTAGGATCTACTCTATTTATAGAATTAAACGGGTGCTTGTTTTCTTCTATTAACTTAGTTTGAATGGCCTTTATCTTCTGCTTAGTTTCTACCTGCTGAAATACATGGGTTCCGGATTCTATTTCCGCGAGGGCTTTGGTTCGCATACGAACTTTGTGATCCTCTTGCTGTAAATGATGTAACCCTTGCTCAACTAATTTTCGGTGAGCGATACTTTGTTTAGTAGTAACTTCTTTAGACATTTTCTTACCAAACAAAGGATGATTCTCACCTCGTCGGTTCTTGGATTTTCTCGCGCTATCAGCCCTAATAAACTCCGGATCTTGAAAGTGGTGGGTCCCGGCTGCTACCCTCTTGTTGGCCAACTCGGAACACAATTTACTTTTTTCTTGAGTAGAAATCTTCATCCGATTCACAATACTTTGACATGCACCCCAGTCACCCTGAGAATAATGTATGTCATAGTGCTCCTGGATAGTGACAAGTTGCAGGTTCTCTAGTGAATTGTTTGATCTTTTGCCGTCAATATGATGAATTTCCATCCGGCGCCCATCTGCATCATATGGTATCGGTCCGTTTGCAGCTTCCCAAATATTTCGGTATGACATATACATCTCCTATAATGTATTTATGCCAATACGAGAATATCTCGTTATATCTGTGGTGGAATTACGTCGGGCTTAGGCATCAATATTGATGATAATGGCTGAGCTTCCGGAACTGTTGTACCATCATTATTTACATAAATCTGCTGAGTATCATTAATAAATCCAGAAAGCAATGATTGATTATCGCCGTTTGCAAAGCCGGTCTGTGTTCTTACATTTTCACTGATGCGAATCCACATTTGACCATCCCAGCGATATAATATCTGTGGTAAATAGTCAATGCGTAAGAAGTAGTCACCAACTTGTGGATTCTGCGGGAATGAGATTCCTGCACCTGTTGTTTCTAATCCGGTAGTTCCTAATGGGAATCCGTTTGGCGCAGAACCGTCACCTGTTAGATAACCAGTTGTATATCCAAATGATCTTGGGCTTGAGCGAGTTATATATTGGAATCCAGGGATACAGTCAGCACGATAATCCATGTTCAATGTAATATCGCCGGTAAAGCCGGGCTGTGTAGGATCTTGGTCTGCTGTTGCATATGTATTGTCAGCAGTACCATATGGACCAGTGACAACACCCATTGATTCAATATTAAGAATCTTGTCAGTTTCTACCGATCCTGATCCACCTTCAGTTTTTTGAGGAGCTTGTTCAATAATAGATATCTGTGCTTGAACAAACTTATCAATCTTTTCGGAAATATCACAGTCTACTGTCATATCCCAGATACTTTGTAGAGACTGCTTGTTGATTCTAATGCCAGCAGCAGTACTTTTATATCTAGGATTTCTAATCATTACTACTGAACCAGTAACCGGCGCACCCGGTGTATTATTTTGATCAGTGGTTATATTAATTGGCGGAGCAGGTTGATTGTATTTTCCAGACAATACCCCGTTAGATTCATATGTACCATATGTAGGAACAATATACAACTTGCTTGTATCGTAACCAGACTTTGGTACTAAACGTTCTGCTTCTTGTAATGCAGCATCATTAACTGCAATATTCTTGTTGTAAGTAGAAAGAATATCTGCAAGACTGCCATTGTTTACTACTTCCCAATATGTTGCATTTGGAGGAGTAATTCCAACTGGAACAGTAGTGAGTGATTTATACACTACGCCACCATATGTTACTGTATAACCTGGTGGATAAGTCTGAGTAGAATCAAAGTCACCTAGATAGTTATCCTGTTGAACAGGTGCATTAAGAATGTCAGCGAATTCTTCACTATTGACTAGTGGTTCACACTTGATACGCCATAGATGTGGATACCATGTTTGAGTAAAGCCTTCACTTGCATAGTTACTGTCAGTGATTTGATAGAATCTTTTCAACGCAACAGGAATAGTCTCGTTTAACGGATTATAGTCTAGTAAGTGTGGAAGTTCCAGTACGTCACCGACCATCAATTTACGACCTATAATGTCTATCATATCATTATAGTGGACAGTGATAAAGATAATATCGTTATTCAGGAACAAACCAAATTGGCTTAAGTCAAAGTCTAAGTTTTGTACATTATAGTGCCCGCGCAGTCTATAGATATTAGTATCATACTTGCGATCACGGTTCTCTAGGAACAATAAGTCTTGAATCTTAGTGGGATCAGGCTCAAGATATTGAGGCTGAGTATAGTCAATGGACGGACCCTGATTCGTGACACCGGCATATTTGTGAATGTACAGGTCTGTACCACCCACAGTTAACATCTCTGAGATGCTGCGATCTAAGAACCTGTAATCGTTCTGTTTGTTCGGTCTGTATAAACTAAGTCTAGGCATATCTTTATTTATCGTATTTTTTGGTTGACACGGTTGTCTGAATTTGATATAACTGAGGAATCAACAACAGAAATGAAAAGTTGAACACATGAGTAAGAATTCCTACAAGAAGATTTTTGTTCCCGAAGCTGACCGTCCCCGTTGCATTGAGGAAGGATGTGATCGCCCGGGACAACATATGGGGCGATATCGTAACGATGGGACTCCTATGTTTAGAAAGCGGTGTGAACCTCACCACACCGAGCATCAAGCTGCAAAAAAGGGGCTGACTGCCATCGACTGGCGCAATAGCTTCCATCCTTATCTTCATCAGCGCAAAACATATTGCGAAAATATTGATGGTCGTTTGGGATTTGAATGCACTACTACAATTACGATCAGTGCTATGTTGCAGGTAGACCACATTGATGGAAACCCATCAAACAATGAACCTGAGAATCTACAAACACTGTGTGCATGTTGCCATATTCACAAGACCTTTACAAACAAGGATTATGCAACACCTGGTAGAAAAGCACTAAAAAACGGTTGACATCGGTTACCCATTCTGCTATAACGAATGTATAGCAAGGAGATAGTGATATGACTCAGCAGACCCTTCAAGAACTCATCTACGAAATGGAACATGATATCCGTGCAGACATTCACGGTGATATCTATGGTCATGAACGCTATGCCGAAGAAATCTTTCGTCTTCGTGCTGAACTTCGCCGGATTCGTGAAAAGGCTATTGAAGATAGCTGGGCCCGTAACCCTGATCGTAGCGGTGGTCAGTTTACGCAGCAGGAAATTGATGAAGCAATTCGTGGAGGGCATGGGTGGTGATGCCAGCAATGACCGAAGCTGAACGCAATGAAGTAGTGCAACAGATTATTGCATTGCTCATTAACGAGTGCGAGATTGCTTGTCAAAATGTACAGGATCGTGCAGAATACTCATTCACCCCTGCAAAAGCAAGGGTATTTCGTATCGGTGCCGACGCAGTATTGAAAGAAATCAAACTTAGATTGCGAGTTGACTAATGACTTTTGAAGAATGGTTTCGGGAGGAATTTGTTCCTTCGTTCGCATACACCAACGAGGACCCCTACATTCACTATGACTATCTTCGTCGTGCATGGGAAGCCTCTCGTGACAATCTAACTGTTGAGGATATTTGACATGAACACTTGTGTTAACTGTGGACAGCCTACTGATAAGCAGGGTTTCCTTGCAATCTGCAATGATTGTCAGACTGTTAGTGACAACCTGGTAAATCTGTTGAAGAATGGGCTTACGCTTGGATATAGCGACGGCTCAACTGAAACGATTTATCTAGACAATGAAGATTGTCCTGAGCTTGCAGGAGATGGAAGCAACTATGACTACTAACGCTTACCTCTTCATGTGGAACTGTCACGGTATTGAAGCTATCGTGCCCATCACACAGTATGAAGACCAGACCAAGTTCGACATGTGGAAAATTCTCAAGGAAGAACCTACAGGTAAGAATCCACTTGACGATATCCTAGGTTCTATGATGATGCGGGCCCGCTTCAATGCAGAGCGTAGCTATGAAATCTACGCTATGGATTGCGAAGAAGGTATCACTAAAGAAGATTTGTTTGACTTTTGGGATAACAGTCCTCAGGCTGCTGCTGACCTAACTCGGGCGAAGGGTGTCTGCTTGTTCACCAACCGAAATAAACACCGCCCTATTCAGATTACTTAACTTTTCGGTTGACAAACACCTGCGGCTAGTGTATAAAGATATATAAGCTGAAAACTTAGGAGATACAAATGGCCCGTCGCCCCGCAATGATCAAGACTCGCAAGCCCAAGAAGACCACTGTTCGTGTTGGTAAGGGCATTGCGCTTGCTGCAAGTGGTAACAGCTTGGTTAAGGACTTTCGTCCTAAGGATCCTGACGTTCTGCGTTATGGTCCCGAACCCAGTTTCAGCGATCATCAGCCTGATGAAGATCGTCGCCAGAGCATTCTTAGTGAAACGTACAACTGGTATTCGCGCTTCTGCACTCACAAAGATGCTAAGGATTTCTTGATCCAGTATCTTGAAAATAACAAGACTGACAAGGAAACTCTCAAGCTCGTCCGCAAGGCTCCTGACAATCGTATGGTTACGACTGCTGGTTGGGTCGCCCGTTGTGCTACTCGCGGATTGATTATCACTGACAAGCAGGTTGAATTCATCAAGGCTGCTATTGATCGTCTTATCTCGTTTGCTAAGGCAGGCGTTAAGGACGAGCCTGTTGAGAATGAAGAAGCGGTTGAAGCTCCTAAGACCAACAAGCGTAGCATTCAGGAAATCATGCGTGAAAAGGCTGATGAAGCACTTGGCGACATTGAAGCACTGTTTGACGAATTCATTGCTAATGGTATGCCTAAGGACTTCAACATTGATAAGCGTGTTGTGGGCGCACTGTCTGCTCGTAATGTGCTTCCCCAGCATATTGCCCCTGCTATCAAGCGTTATCAACGTCTCCTTGACGAGTACCTTGAAGTTCAGGCTGGTAAGGATAGCCAGTTGAATGAGGGCTACAGCAACCATAGCAAGATGCAGATTCGTTATGCTATCAAGGTGATTGAAGACATCATTGCTGAATTCAATGGTTATATCAGTCTCAAGCAGGTTGCTAAGAAG